TTCGTCGGCAGCGTCTGTTGTGTATAAGAGACAGGGCTAGGTAAGCTAATACCCCCTACTATAACTACCTACCATACAAGGTATGGGGTATACCCCCTTTTAGGTATTATGCTACTTTAATTGTACCCTCTGTAAAATAGTAGGTAATAACAGCTATACTTACTAGGTAATAAGTAGCCTATAATGGCAAGTAGTAGCTATACTACAGAAAGGGTAGGTATGTACAAGTTATTTACACAAGTATACTGCTGGCTAGATAATGGGCTAGCTACAGGTAGCGTAAGCAAGGTAAGGGCTACAGAGCAAACGGAGTTTGCGTACCCTATGGGTAGGCCGGTTACTGTAGTAGAGTACGAAGTACAGGTTGAGGGTATACCTTTTTGGTTTAAAGAGGCAGAAGTAGGTAAAAGTAAGGTAATCTTAGAAAAGAGGTTTAAGAATGGCAAGGCCTAATAAGAAAGTATCTAATGATGAGAAGTTAAGCCGGCGTAGGGTAAAGTTGTATGTACCTGATTTACCTATTGTTTATAAGACGAATAAGATTTATCAGTTGGTTTATAGCATTGAAGTTAAAATGCAGAAAGATCCGTTGTATATTAGTATTAAGGATTATTTGTTTTTGATTACTGAATTAGAGAAGTGTCATGAGGAACTTATAAAGAGAGGGTTAAATAGAGCAGATGGCCGAGTTAAAGCAAGAATGGAACAGAAAAAGCTGGATCAATCTGGGAACAAGAACAACCCGGCAGGAGTGGGCGAGCAAAAGTCCTCTAGCATGGATAATGGAGTACCAGCCGTTAATCCGTTTGCCTAATGTTGGTGAGATAGAGTTTGAACCTTTTTATGCACAACAGCGAATATTGAATGATCGTAGTCGGTTTCGTATCGTTAATAAGCCTCGGCAAGCCGGTATAACTACGGCTAATGCGAGTGGTGAGGCTGTTTGGAAAACTATTTATGGGATACACCCGGAAATATTAGTTTTATCTAAGAGTGAAAAAGAAACTATCGGGTTTATGGAAAAGTTTTATTTGGCTTATCATTCTATTAAAGATAAAGATCCGAATGCACCTAAGATTATTAAGGAAAATACGAAGTATGCAAAGTTTGACAATGGTGCTGTTGTTAGGGCTTTAACGAGTGGTAAGACTAGTGGCCGGTCTTATAGCGGTACTGATGTGTATTTTGATGAGATGGCTTTTGCACAATATGCTCAAGAGATCTATACCGGTACTTTTCCGGCTTTGAGTAGAACTGGTGGTAACTTTACTGTCTTTTGTACGCCGAATGGTAAGGGTAATTTGTTTCATACATTGTGTAAAAATCATGCAGAGATGGGCTTTAGTTATCATCAATATGAGTGGTGGTTCGTACCGGAGTATAACGAGTATTATCCGGAATTTATGCAGTGTTATTTGAATGGTGATCGCCGGGGCTTGAGTGCAATTATTGCAAAGGCTAGAAAAACAAAGTGGTACACTATGACACTTAATGCTATGGGTGAGTTTGGCTTTGCTCAAGAATATGAGTGCAATTTTGATGCTAATAGCGATATGGTATTTAGTGGTGTACAGCTTGATAAGATATTTAGAAAGAACTGGCTTACACTACAGGAAGAAGAATATGGTGAGGTATGGCGTGATACTACTGATACAAAGTATGTTGATTACTATACTTTTATAGATTATGGTCGTAAGCGAGATCCTACTGTTGTTATGACACTTGGTTGGTCTGATTACCATAGCAAATGGCGGTTAGTTGAGTATAAACGGATTACGCCAATGGTATTTTCTTGGGGTTCGGTGCTTGAAAGCATTATGGATACTTATAAAAGGTACGATCCTGATATGTACCATGATGGAACTGGTGCTGGTGATGCACTTTCTAATGAGTTGGCTGGTGTTTCAAGTAGCGTGAATATCAATAATACGCCGGGATCAAGGTTTAAGGATAATGCCATTCTTAATATGCAGAGGGCTTGCGATAATGAGGCTGTAGAATTGCCTAGAATACCGCAAATTTATAAGGAATTTGAGAATTATCGTTGGAATGATAAGAAAATTGTGCAAGATTGTGTGATTTCAATTGTTATGGCAATTTTTAAGTGTTATGATAGCAGTGAGGCTTATGTTGGCCTAGATAGGTCGTTTCAATTCGTATGAATGAGTATGAGATAGAGTTTAGGCAAGTGTTGCAACAGCATCGTTCGTATCTTTCAGATATGAGGCGTAGTTTAGAGGGCTACAACACTAACTTTTACTATCCACGCAAACCCAATACACCAAAAAATAACAATGATGGCGTTAATTTAGTCCGGGTATTTGCAGATAAAGCGTGGAATTATTTGAGTGGTTTTCCAAAAATTTCTGTACCGGTGGATCTTGATGATCGTGATGCAAGTAATAAAAGAGAAAAATTACTCTACTCTGTGCATCAACAGAATTTGATGGAAAAAAAATGGGCTAAAGGTGCTTTTTATGGTACTGTGCTTAGCGGTGTTGTCATAACGCTTGATTTTGACTTAGAAAAGCGTTGTGTTAAAGAAGAAGTCGTTGATCCTCGTTTTTGCGTTTGGCAAAGTAGTGATTTAGTCGGATCTGAGATTGATGTACTTTGGACTGTTAAGCCAATGTCTGCGATTGCTATAAAGAGGGAATACGGCGTTGATGTTAAAAGTATCAACGCTAAAAGCCTTGATCCGCTTGATATGGAATTTGTTTATGAGGATCTTAGCCCGGTTGAAACAGATCGGTACTTAGTCGTTAAGCGATTTGATAGTGAAAAGGTGGTTTTGACTATCGGGGGCGTAGAGATTAAGAAATATAATCATCTGATGGGCTTAGTGCCATTTGAGGTTATATTACCAATTGAGATTGCAAGTAATAAGGTTAAAGGTGATTTTTATCTGCTTAGACTGGCTAGTTTGCAAGCTGAATTTAATGATCTATGGCGTAAAAGAAGTGCTATTGTTAGCCGTCTTGGGTCGCCGGTTGTTTGGGGTCGTGGTGTTAATCAGAAAACTATTGATGAACTGAAAAGGCGTAATGCTGATGGTGGTTTTATAGGGCTAAAAGAACAAGGTGAGTTAGGGTTACTATCTATACCTGAAACAAGCATGATTGATAAGGCACTTGAGAATGTTTTTCAGAGAATGAAAGATGTCGCCGGTTTTCCTACAGCTACATTTGGTGAAATTGCCGGGGCTAACACTAGTGGTGATGCACTTGGCATGTATTTTCAACCTACTACGAGAATGATTGAACATCAAAATATTGCTTATAGGAATGGCCTAAAACGGATCAATGCAAAGATATTGCAGTTATTTGATACATTCTTAATGCCCGGTGAACCGGTACAGATCAACGGCGTATTACCTAGTGGCAAATATTCAATGTCGCCTGATGGTATGCAGTATGGCGGTAGTTTTAATGATTATATTACTAAAGAGCAGATAGCAGGGCAGTATCAGAATGAAGTTACTAGTCCGGCTGTTACGCCAAAAGATGATATTGCTTACAAACGCTTGATGCTTGATTTTGCAAGGGATAATGTTATAAGTCGGGCAACTGCTTATGATGAGATTGGCATATTATCGCCACAAGATGAATTACAGCAATTGCAGAATGAACAATCACAACCGGCCATAAATCCGCAAGGTACTCAAGCTATCATGAGTGGTGCTTTACAGGCACAACAATTAGCTAATGGAGTACCGGCAGATGGCACTCAAGGTATCTAATTCACCAACTTATACCGGTACACTCAAGGTAGTAAATAACTACCCTACTGCTACTGTTAAGGTAGTACAGAACTACGGCATGCAAGGTAGTAATTATAATCCACAACCGGCTGGTGCTTATAAGCCACAACCGGCAAGGCAGGTGCAAAGTACTTATAGGCCACAAACTACTGCTACACAACAGCAGATCAATCAGGCTAGAGTGCAACAAGAGTGGGCTAGGCAACAAGCTGAGGCGTTGCGAATAGAACAGGAACGCTTAGCGTATGAGAAATTAGTTAGAAAAAATACTTTTAATTCAACAGTTAATGTTAAGACAAATGACTGGAAATCTAAAGTGGCCGGGGCTGTTGGTTTAGGCGGTGTTTTGCATCAATGGCGTGGCCGGGATAGTGCTGTTAAATTGGGTAACGATCTTAACTTATCTGCTCAAGAAATAGAGCAAGCGGTTAAGCATTTTGAACGAGAATTAAACCGCCGGGCCAATGATTTTGATAAAAATCCTACGCAAGAGAATTACAATACACTACTTGCTTGGTATAACCAACAAGAAAAGTTTTTTGGTGATACGATACAGAATTTTAATACTAGCCTAGAGCAAGTAAACCGGCAAGCTAGCAAGCCATTTACCGGCAAGGCTGTTACTGCTGGTAGAACAATTACTAGCTTGGCTAATAAGATAGGTACGCCGGCAAAAGTAGCTTGGAATGCCGGGCTATGGGCGGTATCACAACCATCAAGGTTAGTAAATACGGCAAAGAATTTTGTTAATCCTAATAATCTTAGAATGTATGATAATGGCTCGGAATTAAAAGGTGGCAAAAGAGATATAAAATGGGCGTATAATGCAAGTAAAGATCAAAGAATATTCGGTAGGGGTAAAGCAGATGAAAAAGCACAAATGGAGTGGGTACAAAAGAATTTGGATAGAAAACGGTCTAATGGTGGCACTAATATTTTTGGTACTAGCACTTCTAGTGGCTTTCTTCGTAATGGTGAGTTTGATCGTTTACGAATTCTTTATGGTGATGATTTGGTTAATGTTCTTACTGACCCTGCAAACTGGATAGGTGCTGGAACTGTTGCTAAAGGCAAGAGTGCTATTAAGACAACAAAATTTGGGGGTAAAATAACATCAAAATTTGATGATATTTTAAAGGCTACTCAAAAGAAGTTAGTACCTACATTAAGTAAAGTTTATAGATCGCCTCGTGAAAAGATGTTTGATTTATCTCAAGTGTTTAAGGCAAGTAAGGCCGGCCTTGTTGAAAAGCAAGCAAATGCAATTAGTAAAGCTCGTGGTGTTGGTGATGAGGTTTCTAACTTTTTTGATGCGTTAGGTAGCTATAGGATCGGCAAAAAGATTGGTGTTAAAGCCAATGATGATCTTGCTAAAATTGGCAGAAGTCCATACACCCGGCCATCTCAAGATACTGTTTATAGGCAGATGTTCTTTAAGAATATTGGTGCAAAATCTGATGAACATAAGGCGTTATTTATTCGTTCTATACAGAATGGTTATAAAATGCCGGGTATTGATCGTGTTAGATATGTTGGCAAGCAGAATAGAAAACTGCGAATGGCGGTACAAAAAGATGTTAATGAGTATCGCCGGATCGCTAAAGAGTGGCAAGGTGCTGACAATATTAAGCCTAATAGATTTACTCGTAAGGATCGTGGTTATTTACCTTATGTTACGGATAGTGGTTATAACCCGGCATTAAAACGAAAACGAAAAGGCAATTTAGATATTGCTGATTTAGAGAATGCACTACTTAATCGTGAGGTACAAAGTGCGTTACCGGCTGAAATGGGAATGATGCGATCAAAATGGGAAGATGCTGATAGAATAGCCCGGAATAAAGCAAAGTTGGCTCAAGATATGCAGAAAACATCTATGATTGCTATGGCTAGTGAGATTGGTATCAATGTTAAAGGTTTAAATAAAAAACAGATATTTGATAAATTATTTGCTAAAGTTGGCAACTTAAAAGGGCAACAGCGTGGTTTGTACAGAGATGCACAACTTGCTAATGCAGATCAATTAGCTATTCAAGCTAATAAAGAGAAGTATTTAGCTAAACTTAATAAACAGCATACTAAGAAAAAAGTAATTGGTTTTCCGCAAGGTGTTTGGAAAGCTATGGTTACAGTTGGTACTCCGGGCTGGTATGTGAATAATGCTATAACGAATGAACTTGCCGGTATAGCTGGTGGTGGTTTGGGCTTTTTGGGGCAACAGTTAAAGCATATAAATCCATTGTTTAAAGCACAACGAATGGCAGAAAAAGCATCATTACCAAAAGGTGTTTATTCTGAAATAGCAGATGGTTTAAATCTTGGTAAAGTTGGCCGGTTTGGTTCGGCTGTTGAAAACTCCGCAAGAATACCATTATTTAAAGCCATGAAAAAGCAAGGGTTATCTGATGCTGATGCGTTAAAGGTTGTTAATAATCATTTATTTGATTATAAGACACACAATTGGGATCGCCCGGTTAAAGCAGTGTTACCATTTTGGCTTTGGTCAAAAAATCTAACAAAAATGGGTGCTACTTTACCTTTCCATAATCCTCGTGGTGCGAATATGTTTAGATACGCCAATGATAAGATGAACAGAGATTATGCAAATGCACCATCTGATCAAACAGCATATACAGAAGATAGTACCGGTGAAACAGTAGAATTTGATCGCAAGCAAAAGTTAAAAGGTAAGATGCGAATACCCGGCACTAATAAGTATATTGATACTAGTTGGTTGCCATTTACGGCTGATCGGGCAAGCCAATATGGTGTTAATCCATATATATCTGCTACTGGTGAATTCTTGAGTGGTGAAAACAAATTTGGTGATCAAACTTCAAGACTTAATGTTTTTACTGATAGAACTTCACAAACTCGTTATTTAAAAGCAAGGTTTTACGATCAACCGGGTGTACGCCGGTGGTTTTCAAAAGAGGGTTACGGCAAAGAAATGCAGGGTGCTGATCCTACTGCTAGTAACTACAATAAATATTTAGATCCTACGCCTAATAAGAATAGGGCAAGAAATGCTTGGTTAGGCATACCGAATATTACAACTTATGATCCTAGTCAAAATGTTTTTCGTAATAACATATCAAAGTTTAATAAGGAATATTTTGCTGTTGATTGGGATACACTGCGAAAAGAAGATTATGAGGGTGCTATAGCTAAAAGAGATGCGTTAGCTAAAAAATACGGCATGTCGTGGGATCAAGTGTTAGCAGATTGGGGTAAGTATGATACATCAACGGCCAAAAACACAAAAGCCTTGAAAGAAAGTGCTTACTCTGATCTGAACAAGTTTTGGAAAGATTGGTATCCATTAAAGGATAGAACTGATATTAACTATACTAATGCTCGTAATCAGGTAGTGCGTGATTATTTTGGCAAGATCCATGCCGGGCAAAATCCATATAGGCAATATCCGGTATTAAAGGGTAATGACAAAATTAAGGGTACGGCTGATGATAAGGTGCTAACAACTGCTACAGTTAAAGATAATACGGCTGTTAAAGTTGGGGGTAAGTGGTTTAAATCTAAAGCAAGTGCTGATAAATATTTTGCTTATCAGAATAAGAAAAAGAATGTTGTGCAAGCTGATGGCAAATACTTTAAGAGTGCTGAAAGCTATCAGAGGTATATGGCCGGGCAAGCTAAAAAAGATTTTTGGACCAAATACTATGCTACTGATAAAGCTGGCCGGCGTAAACTGTTAGAGGATAACCCACAATACAATCAGTTTGGTACTCCGAAAAATCAAGAAGAATGGGATAGAATTAAAGCCCTTGCTAAACTTGGTAAAAAAGAGCGAATGCGTACAATTAGTGGTTTTGCACAAAAAGAGGTGAATATGAAAACATTTACAGTACCACCAATTAAGTTTACTCGTACAAAGAAAATTGCATTTAAGTTCTAATGTTGTAATAATGATAATGTACATTAACTAAAAAGAGGGCAATATATGAGTGAAAACAATACTGATGGTGAGGTACAGGGCAATCCAACCGGGTCTAACCCTGATGAAACCGGAACTCCACCAGTGTCAAGTACACCGAATGAGGCTGATCTTACTCCGGCTGAAAAGGCTAGGCGTGAACTACAATCTCAAAGGGATAAGAGTAAATCTGAACTTGATGAGGTTAAGGGTCAATTAGATGCCATGACACCTTATGTAGCTAAAATGGCTCGTAAGGAAATAGTCAATAGCTTTTTAAGTGAAAACGGCAAGGAGTATCCGCATGTAACTGCTGATGACTTAGAGTTTTTTGGCGTTACTGATGCTGATGAGGCACAAGCTGTTGCAAAACAGTTAGAAACTCGTTTTAAGCAAGCGGAACAAGATGCTTTGGTTAAGGTGCAAAAGACGCAAGACTTAACTATGTCTGAACAAGAAAAGGCAGAGGCATTAAAAGAATTAGAAAGTTCTAATGCACCCGGCAAAAACAAGTTCTTAGAAAGTCTGCGTATCCGATCAATTAAAACTAGATAAGGAATTTAATTATGTCTACTTTTGTATCCGGGGTTAGAGATAGCTATGCAGATCAATCAGATCATGTATTTGATGTTGAAAGTTCTGTAAAGTTTCTTAATCCTAAAGATAATGGTATTCGTTGGGTAAAATCGTTGCTTGAAAGGGCTAATGGTTCTAGTCATGTTGCTACATCTTTGAAATATCAGTGGCTTGAAACAGCTTTGGCTGTACCTAAAGAAACAGTTGCATCTATTGGATCTGGTGCATCTTCTATAACTGTTGCTAACGCATACGGCTATATGGTTGGTGATATTCTTCGTAGTGAAAACGAATTTTATCGTGTAACTGCTATCACTAACGGCACAACTATTGCTGTTACTAGTGGTTATGCTGGCTCTACAACTGGTGCTCATACTAGCAAGGTACTTTACAACTTAGGTAAAGCATCTGCTGAAAACTCTGTACCAGGAAACGGCTTTTCTGATACAGCTGATCGTAAGTATAACTATGTACAAACTTTTGAACTTCCAATGGAAATGTCTGCTGATGAAATAGCTGAAAAAAGCTATGAGGCCGGCAATCCATTTGATGCAAAATTTGAACGACTTACGCTAGCTTTCATGAAAAGAATGGCTAACTCTGTTATTCGTGGTACTCGCTATGAAGATACTGGTAATAAGATCCGGCTTGCCGGTGGTTTAGACTACTTCTTAGCAACTAATGTTACTAATGTTGCTGGTGCTTTAAGCATCACTAACCTTGATGCTGGTATTCTTGCATCTGTTCTTGCTGGTGGCCAACCTGATCGCTTGGTTATGTCGCCTACTCGCAAACAGAAGTTAGATGCTCTTGATGCTAACAAGGTTTATGCTACTAAAGCACAACTAACAACTGGTGGTAATCCAATAGTTAGTCAGTGGCAAAGTGGTATCTTAGAACAGCCACTTGAGGTTGTTGTTGATCTTACTATTCCTGATGACACTATCTACATCATTGATGATAGTACGATAGAAGTTATACCATTGGTAAACAATGGTATCAATGGTCGTCTTGGCGTAGTTGATGCAACTGCACCCGGTCAAGATGGTAAGAAATCTGCTCTTAGAGGCAAATACACATTCAAATTTGAGCGTGAAAGTGCCAATGTTAAACTTTATGGTTTAAGCTAATAGTAGTATAGTAAAGGTAGAGTGGCCGGTGCCCACCCCCTGCCACTCTAACCTTTCCATATTATTAACAATTAAAAGAGGTAATTATGGCTGATCAAGAAGTACAATCAACGCCAAAAAAAGCAGTTAAATTTTATAAGACTACTGTTTATGGCTTAACTGTTTTTAAAGATGGTGATAAAGAGAAAACTTTACGCTTTCAACCTTTCTTTGAAATGTATCAAGGCGATCAAGTTCGTGTTGGATATGTATCAACAGATGATAAAGATTTTCAGAAAATACTTGATGAGGATCTATCTGTAGAAGAAATAACAGATAAAGAATTTGAAAAGGCTACTGGCAAAGATGCTAAACCGGCATCATACGCCACTGCATAGGTAATTGAGTATGACAACTGCATCTGCTAGAGATAAAGTCAAAAATAGATTTAATATACCGTTATCGGTTACTGCGTTAGATACTATTATTGATGGTCTTGTATCAGATGCTACTGATTTACTTAATAATTATGTTCGCTTAACTACCACTGATACACAAGTTGTAACTTATACTACAACATCATTTACAGTTGCAAGTGGTCGTACAGTAACAGATTTATCTTTAGATGATGGGCTGAATAAGCCGGTAGTTCTTACTGATTGGTATCAAGAAGATACTACTATTAAGCTAACAGGTTCGTTTGATGGCACTATTACCTATAGGTATAAGACTAATTACACAACTTCTGATTTAACTAATTTGCCAACTGAATATAATCAACCATTTTTGAACTTATGCTACTCTGAATTTTCAACATTCTTAGCTGGTGATCGGTCTGCTTATTCAATGTATACACAATCTGCTGGTGCTAGAGCAGTTGATAATATGATTGATCTTGCTCAATTTTATGAACAAAAAGCGGAACGGCAATTTGCCACTGTTGAACAATCAGAGGGATCATATTGATGTTAGCTAATGGAACTGGCCTTGCAAGAGATCTGTATTTGGCAATAGCTGATACTACGCCAAAATATTATGGTTATATGGTGCGTAATTTGGATCGTACAAGTGCCGGTGATTATGCACCTCGGTTTGGTACTGGTAAAAATGATGAAACAGATTTAACACTATTAAAGGCAGAAACTTATACTTTTGGTGGTGGTATGTTTCAACGGCGTGAAAAAGATAACGAAAAAAACTCAATACTATATGGTTATTACAATGGCTATGATGAAACACTTTATGGCTTTCCAACTGGTACATTTTTTGGTGCTGATTATTATGGTACACCCTCGGCTGAATGCTATGGCAATAATACTACTTTTATTGCTAGCCGTATTGGTAGTACTAATGTAATCAGAAAAATATCTGATACAGGTACACAAACTACTTTATCGTTACCTACTGCACTTAGTACCGCAACTATATCTATATCTGATATGGTAGTATTTGGTAAGTATTTAGTAGTAGTAACTCAATCTGCTGGTGTTAGCGTTAATACACAACGCTATGATATGACTACTGCCTCTTGGCAAGATGTCGGTGGTAGCGTAAATCGTATAGCCGTTTTGCGTGGCCGGCTATACGGTGTACAGGCTAATGGCAATATATGGGCTGTGCCTGATGCTACTACCGCTACATGGTCTTGGCAATTGCTGTATTCAAGCAACGCTACAACTTTGGCTACTAGTTGGTTTGAATTTAATGGTGCATTGTGGCTATCTATTCAAGGTCTAACCTATAGGTTTGATGGTGTTAATTTAGTAGAAGTGCTTAATCATGAGTGTCAATTTGCAGAAGTATATAATGGTGCTGTTTATTATATGGTTAAGAAATGGCTATATAGGTTTAATGGTTCGGTTGTAGAAAAGTTGCAGTATTTTGATGAAACAGTTTATGGGCTTAGAGCTGATGATGAGAGTTTGTATATAGTTACACAATCACTGCTTAGTAAATATTCTGCCTACGACAATGTAAAAGATGCCACGCAACAATTATTAGGCCGTTTGTATTATTTTAATGGTACTGCTTTTTATGAGGCGTATGAGAGTTTTACATATAATCCTGAAAGTGGCTTTACTTCTTGGCCGTATGGTTTAACAAGGCAAAAAGATGGCATTGTGCTTATTGGTTGTAATGTAGCAAGTGGGTATGGTTATGCTCGCCGGCACAATCAGAATGAGGCACAAAGCAAAATCATTGTAGTTTATTCATCTGAAATAGATAATGGTTTTCCTAACAACTGGAAGTCTTTGCAATATATTGATATAAACGCTGATGGTTGGACTACGCCTACATCAGAATTAGTTTATGTTGATATACAAACTCATAATGGTTTGGCATGGACTGATTGGCAAGAAGTTGGTATTTTGCAGAATGGCAATACAAGAATTGTCTTACCAGATACATCTTCTTCTGTTTACAAGATGGTTAGGTTGCGTATACGGACTTATCCATCTGTTTCATCTGTTCTGTCAATACGATCTTTTACTTTACGATTTACACTACAACCTCGCCAAAGGGCTAATTTAAAAGTAGATTTTGTACTACCATCTGATACTGCTCAAGGTACAAAAGATCGCCGGAATGGTCGTATCAATGATAGTGCTGTAGCTACTCAAAGTTATGCTTACCGGGGCTTGATGCAATCATTGTATAGCAAGTTACCGGTATACTTGGTTGGCTTAGATTTTGCTACATCATATCTTACTGGCTATACAGCACTTGGTACTGGTACTGGCAATATATGTGTAATAGGTAGTATGTTCTTTAGTCCTATACCTAATTCGTTAGATGAAAAAACATATATTGGTTTGTCTAATGATGATGGCGTAACTTGGGAAATAGCAGAAGTATCTACAGTTACATACAATGCCGGTGGTGATAATACAGTTATAGCTGTATCTCGTAGGGGCGTACTTGGTAGCACAATTACTGTTGGGGCAAGTACAATAATTGCCCCGGCTATTAAAACTTTTTGTAATAGGCTAGTTGGTGAACGGATCATTGTTGATGGTGCGTATAACTTCAAGACTTATACAAGTGGCACAAGTGCTGATTATTCAAATACAGAACGGATAGTAAGCTTAGAGTTTGCAGAGGTGTAACATGCCTCGTTATGAACAATACTCAAAAACAATAGACAAAAAAAAGAATGTTGCTAAGGGGTATAAGCGGTGGGTTGATCCTTTTCCTAGTGTGCGTGGTACATTACCTGAAAAGATCGTTTATGCCGGACTTGTTGCTCGTGGCATTCGTTTTAATTATGTAAACTCTTTTCAATTTAATAACCCTGATGTTGATTTTTATCAGACTTATACGCCTGATTTTTTGTTACCCGATCAAAAAGTAATTATTGAGGTGCAAGGGTACTATTGGCATACACAAGCTAAAACTCAAGAGGCTGATGCTTTCAAGTTAGCTGTTTATGAGATGTTTGGATACCGGGCGTTAGCTTGGTGGGATTATGAGATTGAAACAGATATAAATAGATTATTTATGCGTGATCTTCCGGGGTATGGAGTGCAAGCAAGAAATTCAACAGAATTCTTGGCTACAAGTAAAATTGCTCGTGATGATAGTGCTGGTGTTAAGACTATGAACAGACGGCGTGGCTTACGCTTGGCCTATCGTAAAAAGCCTATTGGTGTAAAAACTAAGAAAACAAAGTATAATTCATACAGAATAGAGGTAAAATAATGGGCGGTTTTCAACAAGTAGATGTTGCAAGAAATCAGTTTGATAGTAAGGGTCTTGAACTTGCTATACAGTCAATGACACAAAATTTGAATAACTTTTATTCAACTGGCACTATCAATGAGATTGGTGCAATAGTGGCCTATGGTGGCACTTTACCGCCTACAGGTTTTTTGCTTTGTGATGGTTCTGCTATATCTCGTGTTACATTTAGTGCTTTGTTTGCTGTTATAGGTACTACCTATGGTACTGGTGATGGATCAACTACTTTTAATTTGCCTAATTTAAAAGGTCGTGTACCGGTTGGTTTAGATACTTCACAAACAGAGTTTAATACGATGGGTAAAACTGGTGGCCATAAAGATTTACAGGCTCATACTCATACATTTCCTAATGCTGATAGTCGTGGTGCTTGGGTTGGTATAGCCTCTACTGCCGGTGGGGCTGCCACTTGGAGTTCTGCTACTTCATCAACCGGTACTGGTAACGCTGGTAACTTACAGCCGTATCAGGTAGTAAACTATATTATTAGGTATGCTTTACCGGCCTCTACTAACGCTATTCAATCAAAGTATATAGATACTAATGGCTGGACAGTTTACGACTATGGATATTGGAAAGAATATTCAAAAACTTTTCAATGGAATGTTACCGTAGCTACAGGCTTAAGATCTCCTGCTAGTGCACAATCCGGGCCAACAAATTTAGCTATGAGTAATGTAAATCAATTTTTAAGCACTAGTTGGTGGGGAAACTATGGTGGGCATTGTATACCCGGCGTAGATTTTGTTAGTACTACATCTATGAATTTATTTCTAGCTCATCAATATAATGGTGGTCCTTTATTATTGTCCGGTTATCAAACAGTTAATATTAAAACTTAAAATATTTTGTTGTAAATAAAAAATCAGATACAATTAGCTTATGTTATTAACATACATAAGTATCTGGTTATTGGGTTTTTTATCGGGTATATTTTTAGCAAGAAGAATTGATATGCATGTCCAAAAGAAAAACAAATTATGATATATTCGGGCTTATTAGATTTTTGGCAACTTTAATTTTACTGGCTTTTTTAGCATTTATAGATATACATGATGAAGAAAGTATACCTAATGTGATCTATCTTATTATTGGTGGTCTTAATGGCATTGATGCCTACAAACTATACAATGATGTTAAAAAGGGCTATGATGATATTAGTAAAGAATGAAAGGGGCAATCATGGGCAAAAAGGGTAAGAAGAAATGTTAAAGGGTATAGATATTAGCCGTTGGCAAGGTGTTATAGACTGGAACACTGTAAAATCTCAAGTAGATTTTGCCATTATTAAAGCAAGTGGCGGTGATGATGGTCTTTATCCTGATGGCCAATTTGTGCGTAATCGTGATGAGGCTCGCCGGTTAAATATACCTCGTGGGTATTACCATTTTGCTGGTGGTGTCTATTCGCCTGAACAAGAGGCACAACACTTTGCTAATGTTGTTGGTGGCCTACAAAAAGGTGAGTTAGTTGTTTTAGATTGGGAAACTGCTCATAACAATCCGGTTTATTGGTGTAATCGTTTCCTTAAAAAAGCAGAGGCACTTTTTGGTGTTAAGCCGTTGATTTATCTTAGCGGATCTGTTGCTCGTGGCCTTAACTGGCAACCTGTAGTTGATGGCAATTATGGTCTTTGGATCGCTCAATGGGGTAATAACGATACAATACCTGATGGCAATCTTGATCCGGGCAAATGGCCATTTTGGGCTTTATGGCAGTATAGCTCTACCGGCTCAATCAATGGCATAGCTGGCCGGGTTGATTTAGATCAATTCAATGGTGATGTTGATACTTTTTACAAGTATGGTGCTGGCTCTACTAGCAAGCCTGTAGCCCCACCGGCTATACCTAAACCACCTACCGGCGGTGATGTATATGTAGTAAGGGCTGGTGATACATTAAGTGCTATTGCACCTAGATATGGTATTACTTGGCAACA